TTCACGTAATTCGTTCTGTGCTTCTTTGTGTTTCATCTTGGCTTGTGCAATTGCAAAGCCTTCTTCTTCAGATGAGGTAAGTCTACCTAGTGGGCCTTTGTGCCTACCTTGTTCAGCTAAACTAATGTCAGCTTCTAACTTAGCTAACTTACCAAAGTGAGGCAGTAAGTCTGCTACATCACTACCAGCTTTAACTGCAGAGCTAACTGCACCAGCTATCTTAGTAACTGCACCTGCTAAAGCTAATACTTCTATCATTATGGCAAACCCTACTATTAATCATTTGCCATCTTTTCTACTGATGATCTTATTGCTTTTATGTTCTCGTCAATACGGGCAAGTGCTACTGCTTGACTTTGTACAGAGTCTTCTAGTCTGCCCATACGTTGTTCTATTGCTACGATGTCTTCTCTATTATCTTCTATATCAGACATCATCATACTAACTGTCCATACGATAGCTGCCCCTTGAACAAGTAAGCCAAAGATCAGTGTAATCGGTACAGACTTGCTAAGGTGCCAGCTATCTTCAGACATTTACCAAGGCACTCCTGCCTCAGTAGTTGGATTAGCTATCGCATCAATCTTAGAAGCAATAGCAGCTTCGGTATCCTCTTGGGATACATGACCCCACACCCAGCCTTGAGCTTGAGCCTCAGTAATATTGGCATAGGGTGTAAAGTCGGACGCAGAGGCATCGTAGGTTAAACCACAAGTGCCATATGAGCTTGCTGAGTTGTCATTTTCATCAACGCCTGTGCAGCGCCAATGTGCAATGTAAACGCCACCATCTGCTGTGTGACGCTCAAGTGTTGGAATAGTCCAAGTGTAAGTAATAGCCATTATGGTGTCTCCTGTGCTGCTAGATGTGCGGCATAAGCATCCTTGACCGCTTGTGTATGTACTGCGTTACAGATGGCTTGCACCTCTGTGCTTTCGTTAGCTAAGTCTGTTGAGCTAATGTCTGGTGCAACAACATGGCGTGAGAAGGATCGGCTGATCTCTGCGCCGTCACGCTTGATGACCGTGGCTGTACGCACTTGCAATACCTTAAAATCACCGACTACCTCAATTTTGTCTTGTACTGTTTCTTCTGTTAATGCCATTGTTTATCTCCTTTATGGCTTGGACTGACTACCCTATAATCCAACAGGGGTAATTATTGAGATGTTTCGTAAGTGACCATGAAGTAAATTGCTGCCGAGCTATCAGACAAATCACTGTACTGTAGTGGTTCATAGTTGCCTGTTGGGTTTGTGTTGTAAAAATAACAGCTGTTACTGTTTGAGAGAATGTAAGTTGAGCTTAATTGTATTCCGCAGTATCTCCCAAAAATTGAACCGTTGGCACCTTCGTTGCTTGCTGACTTTGTGAGAAAAGGTAAATTTGTCACCTCTACATAATCTGTCGATGTTCTGTCACTGAAAACATGCAACAACCCACGAACTGTTACTAATTGGCCAATTTTTGTATAGGTGGCGGTAGTCGTTGCGACTGTACCAGTGGAGACAGTCGGAGCAAAAGTCCCCTCCTCATAGTCATCCAGCTTATTAGCCGACCCAGTGCCGCCAAGGTAGACACCGCCAGAGAGGTAGAGGTCACGAAATTTGCCACCACTACGGCCTAAGTCTAACGCACCATTGTCTGAACCAAATGGCCCAAAAAAACTATCTCTGAACAACAGGTTTCTTTGCGTAGTTGTGTTTTGGGTAAGCACCAAATCATTAGATGAACTTATGCCAAACTCACTTGCATTTAAAGTCCCAATACTCCCCACAGTGGAGCCGTCTTTGCGGAACTCTACAATGTCGCCGTCAGATGTGTTTCGGTTAAAGTAACCTGCTACATCTCCATCTCTTGAAACCGCAATAGAGTTGTTTCCTCCACTGCGAATACTGACACCATTAGTAGTATTTCCAATTCCTGGAATTGTTGTGCTGGTAACACCCACCAGCAAGTTACCGCTGCTGTCGATGCGCATGGCTTCGCTGCCAGCCGTGTTGAAACTTAAATCTGTGTTAGTACCAGCACCCGCATTTTGAATTGTTGCAAACCCATTACCAGCGACATTTTGCAGCTTTAAAGAGTTGCCAGCGTGTATTTCGACAGCCGTATCTACATACGCAGTGCCAGAGAGGTAGAGGTCTTTGAAGCGACCACCTGAGTAACCAATATCAATAGCACCGTCGCTGGCTGAATTTGATGAAGGCGTCCATGGCTCAAGAACATTGATTGAGCCTGTAAACTTTATGCCAGCACCACCATTGCCAATGGTCACATTGCTATTACTAACCCCAATACTCCCCACAAGGGCGCCGTCTTTGTAGAACTTAACAATCTCGCCATCCGACCCCGACCTGCCAAAAAAGCCACTAGCCGCTGAAGCAGCGTTTATGTTGAAAAAACCAGTTGACCCAATTCTCATTCCTGCAACTGAATTACCAATAGGGTCAGTATTGGTAGTACCCACCAGCAAGTTACCGCTGCTGTCGATGCGCATGCGTTCTGCTGCAGCTGTTTCAAATACAAACTGACCAACAGTTGCGTCTTTATAAAACGTGGTAATAGCATTGTCATATGTTCCATCAGAACTCTCTGCGATAGAGAAATACCTATTTGATGGTGGATTATGTTTGAAAAGGATTTTGTTAGCTGTGCCACTATCTGCCCTTATGATTGCATCAGGATTAGTATTCCCTATCCCCAAACTCTCAGCACTCGCATCCCAGAAGAACTTTGGTGTCGTGCCTGTGTCCTCGTAGAAGCTGATGTCGCCGTTGTCTGCTATTTCTAATCTTTTAGTTGCAGAGCTACCTGTATAAAAATTTAAATGAGGAAAAGAGTCTATTCCGCCTTCATTTGCTTCTATATACGTGTAAGCCGCACCACCAGAGTTGGTGATTCCTAAACCTATTCTGTTGGCTGTTGTAGTAGCCCCAGAATTAGTATTCAAGAAATTAACATTATTTAATGTCCCGCTTGAGGAACCATCCACAGTCAGCCCATCGCTGGTCAAAGTACCCGTGATGTCTACGCCTGTGTTGGTGGTGGCGAGTTTTTCTGCGTTGTCATAATAAAGGGTTACTGCGCCATCTTGAGCTACATTGATTGCGGCCTCACCGTTGCCAGCCAAAATATCAATATCACTACCACGGATAACAAGATTGCCTGAGCCGCTCTCCTCAATGTAAGACTTATTGTTTGCAGAGTTGTGATAAATCTGTAGGTCAGACCCAGCACCGAAGATAGCTTTACCATTATCAGCAAAGGTAGCGTTGCCTGTTACGCTGATGCCTGTGCTGGTGGTGGCGAGTTTGGATGCGTTGTCGTAGTAAAGATCAACAGCACCTCCTGTTATGCCTCTGAAATACTTAGCATTTGCTGTTGATCTAAGTTGTAGGTCAGTAGCATCTATATACAGTGAACCTGTACCATTGCGTTCTTCAATATAACTATCTGTACCATCATGATATATCCAGAGGTCAGACCCTGCGCCGAAGATGGCTTTGCGATTATCTAAGAAATGTAAATCACCTGCACTTGTTAGACGCATACGTTCTGTAGCTGCACCAGTAGTATTAGTTTTAAATACAAGGGCAGTAGAGTTAGTAGAACTATCAAATGTATCTTCTGCAAGTGCTTCAATAGATGCACCAACAAGTATGGCATCTGTGCCACTAGCTTCATCAGGAGCACTAAACTCAATCTTACCTAATACATTAGTTGCTTCAATAGTAGTGTCTGATGTTTGCAACGAAAGCACATAACCAGAGCCTGTCTTACCAATGGTGTTTTGTGAAAAGGAAACAACACCACCAGAAGAAATAGCAATTGCATCTGCATCAGAAGCAGATCCAATAGTACCAGCATTGTCAATTTTAATACTACCTACTGTTGCTACACCATCAAGAAACATATCCTTAAACAAAAGACCACTTGTGCCAATATCTAATGTATTAGTAGTCTTAGGTTTAATCTCAGTTGCACTTGCTACAAAGTCTTGAACTGGACCCAATACAGTAACAGGCCCACCTTCTGCAGATGTGCCATCATGTGTGTGACCACTTGTGCCCATTGCACTTTCAATTGCGTCAAATTCACCATCTAAGTCTGCAGCATTGATAATGTTGCCATCAGCAATGTTATTAGATGTGTCATTCCTAGTGTAACCTGTTCCCATTTTGGTTTACCTTCTCGTGTTTGTACCAAATTCTAAAGTGATAGCATCAAGTGAAAATGGTGGGTCTGTACTATCTGATTCAAATTGTATAGACGCTGTAAAACCTGATCCTATTAGTTGTGTTTCAAAAAGAGTTAAAAGTTTAGTGCTATACACTTCTGTTGATCCATATGATGCCTGACCATAAAATGCAACTTGTCCTGTGCTATTAGCAAAATCTATTTTAGTTGGCTGTATGCTATCTTTTTGGTCAAAGTCTAATTTAAGACTCATATCAAACGAAACACTACCCTGTGGGTCTGTGTACAAATATGCTTTGTAAAACGTTTTACGTACACGTGGATCATTGATTGGCATATAAGGTGTAGCAAATGTAGTTTGTATATTAGCTCCATCAAAATTATTACCATCTTCCATTTGGTATAAATAACCATCATCATTAGCAAATACTATTGTTTCTGCATTTTGATAAAACCTACTGTCAGCTACATAAGCTCTAATACCACGTAGCTCACCCCAAGCCATTCCTTCACCACCTTGACCAGAAAACTGTGTACCAAGAATACCTTGAGCATTTTCTTGTGTAATGTTTGTATTATATCCTAGTATTCTATACTGAGATTTATTACGAATAACTACACTAGTAAAAGAAGTATTAGCAGTAATAAAGCTTGTTACTTCTTTTTGTATTGCTTTAGATACGACACCAAGACCAAAGTCACCGATACGATCTGTACCACTCAATAATCTAAGACCATCTGGCCCTAAGAACATTATGTCACCACCTACTTCTTGGATAGTGTCTGTATCTACGCAACCAATGTCAGTAGTAACTGGTTGTAATTGAAAGTCTGCTATTGTATTACCAACTAATTGAAATATAGAAGACTCAGTAAAGATAATTAATTGTTGTCTAAAAACAATCAGTCCTGTAATCACGGCTCCTAAAGAGATTGTACCAGAACCATTAGCTGCTGTAAAGTCATTATCTGTATATGGGGCAGTAAAAGTTAGTAGGTTACTTTTACCAAAGAATAATTGATTTTTAAAGTTTACTACAAAACTTGCACCATTAACATCTGTAGGAGCATCATTAAGTGCAGTAAAAGTGTTGTTGTCATATAGTGCAGGAACATTAGTACCATCTACTATGGCTATTTTTTCTGTTCCTGTATAGTTATACCTTGCAAATCTAGTTTTACCAGCACTTTCTCTTGATGTACTTAAAAAAGTTATTGCAGCATTATCCGCTGGAGAACTATCTAATGCTGGGTTAATTGCTAATGTAGCACCACCAGAACTTACGCTTGCATCTGCAGTTACCCTGTAAATTTTATCTACGCCAGCAATTTTAAATATATCATGTTGTTGTGGCGCAGAAGTTAAACCATCTACTACAAGACTTGAACCTGTTTGTGATGCACCATTTACAAGTACAGTACCATAACTAGGAACATTTATTTGTGTTATATCACTAGAAGATACTTTAAATAAATCATCATTCTTTGCTACAATAACTCTGTCTAAAAATACGCCACAACCAAGCGTAAGATAGTTTGACGCAGTGCTTGTAAACTCTACAGCATTACCATTGGCAGGAGAATTATCCGCATGTATTGTAGGTGTAAAGGTAAGTGCGGCTGTTCTTTCACTAGCATTATAGCTAACACCACCAGACGAAATAGTGTAAATGTCACTAAACGTAAGTTCTAAGTTTTCTGCAAGGTCTAGCCCTGTAGACAAAGTTACAGTGCTTCCGCTTATAGATAATACTGTAACACCTGTTGGGATGCCTGTACCACTTACATCCATACCTGCTTTAATTGTACCAACAACAGTGTCAACAATATGTGTGGTATTATCAGAGTCAGGAGCATTAAACGTTAGTGTAACATCATCGGCTATAGATTGTGCAGAGGATACGACTATATTATTTTGATCTGTAACTGTTGTTACTGTAACACCAGCATCAACGCCAGTTCCTGTAACAGTCATTCCTACAACTATACTTCCAACATTACCATCTACAGCAACATTAGCTGAACTGGAAACAGTACCGTTTACTACTGCAGTTGCTGTATTGTTTACTTGTGCAGTAGCATGTGTAAGTTTAAAGGTATCACCAACAACAGGAGTAGTTCTAATGTTGGCTATGTTTAAAGTGCCACCAGATTGACTTGCACCATTTACTACAGGAGCACCATACGGTGGTATAATACTACTGTTGTATTTTGTATACCCCTCAATCCTACGATAACCACCCTCAATAGATGGTTCAAAGTTTCTAAGAGTTCTTGCAGATCCCGGTGCGTTAATACCTTGTTGCAAAGGACTCATATTAGTAACAAGTCCACCCTTAAATTCTATAGGGTATGTTTGACGAGTTGATGGCATGTATTAGTTTGCTCTAAATGAACTGACTGCAATACGGTTACGATCTATTACAGTTGATCTAACATAATCGTATCTATTAATATACAAACTACGCATGTTTTTAATTTCATCTACAAAACGTTGTTGCATAATAGAAGACTCTTGCGTTTCCCCTCTAAACATATATGCATAGTGCATTGCACCATCTAGTAAAATATATCTAAACTGTTCTGGTATTGTGGGTACATCTGTAGCATTAATAAGATCTACAGGAAGTCTATAATACTCGTACACAACAGTATATGCTTTATCTGGTGCAGGAACAAAACCAAACTCTAAACTAGGTGTACGAAATACATAGTCAGGTAATGCTCTACGATTATCTGATGTACTATATTCCGCATCTACATACTTGTCTAAATACTCTTCATACGTAATAACTTTTAAACGTTTAGTATCATTACCTAAAGTATCGTCACGTTTAATACGAAAACTATCCATATCAATAGTTTTAGCATCTGCAGGATATGCATAACGTACTGTACCAGCAGTTAATGTTTCTTCTGCTTCTACATGATTAAAAGGCCATTCGTATTCATGTTGATTAAGATAACGAATAGCAGAGTTTACTGCATCTTTAATCATACTGTACTCACCAGTAGCAGCAGCAAAGTTACTTGATGTAAGTTCCACCTCATTAAGTCTACGGTTTACGTCATTCACTAGACCAAGATAATCATAAGCCATTTAACGTTCCTTTACCCGTAACTTAATACTACGTTCTGCTTGGCTACCTGTGCTGTCAATCATGTTACAGAAAAAAGTATATTCAATGTTATTTGTACCACCACCAATATTAATAGTGGCTACAGTAGTAGTATTAGTTTGTGATACATTCTGTATATCATCAGTAGTTGCAGAACTTGAAGCAACAGTAAGTGTTTGTCCTGCGCCTAGTGTAGTCTTAGTACTATAAGCAGTACTCTTTACAGACCATGTAACCGTACTAATAGTAGCAGTACCAAGAAAACGTGACCAATCTACACTGTAATCTAGTTGTTCATCAGGGTCTTTATTGGGCCAACGAAAACTCATGTTTAATCCTCAGTTGCGTATACAGTTCGTTCTGCAGATGTTGCTTGTCGTTCTACAAAAACTATTCTATTCTCTTGTGGTATTCTTACTGTTCTGTTTGTATCAAAGGCAGAAACAAATACCAATCTATTCTCATCAGGTATACGTACAGTTCTGGATGCTGAAGTAGACATTATGCTGCCTCTGCTATATAGACTGTGCGTCTACGGCTGTACTGTTCTCTTACAGCTTGGAAATTAAAGACTACTGCAGTTGTAGTAACAGCACCTATTGTACCTGTAGCTGGTGCAGATGCCAAAGCTTCACTTACTTTAACTTGTGCTAATGCTTGTACAGAACCTGTTGCACTCACACTATCAAGTACTTCAGTAGGTTTTTCCTCTAACTCATTTACTGTACTTGTAGCAGATACACCTGTAAGAACTATTAACGAATCTGCATGGGGTATAATAGCTGCTACTGTACCTGTAGCGGAAACACTATTTAAGTTTTCGTCTACTTGTGGTTCTACAGTACCAATAGCACCTGTAGCACTAACACCATCTGTAATACGTTCACTGATGTCAATTTCAAAACCACCAGCAGATACAGGCTCAATAGTTCCTGTTGCTGCCACACCTGTGATGTCTTCTGTTATATTTGGAGATAATGTTCCAATAGAACTTGTAGCAGACACTCCAGTAAGTGTAATTTTTATAAATGCATTAACTGTACCTATTGCACCAGTTGCACTTACACTATTAAGAACTTCAGTAGGTTTTTCTTCTACTGTATTTACACTACCTGTAGCAGATACTCCAGTAAGTGTTCTGGATATGTCTTCAGCACCGTAAGCAGATACGCCATATCTACCTGTACCAAATCGTGCTGAAGCTGCTACAACAGCCATTAGGCTATGCGGATAACTGCATTACTACTATCGGGTGATCCACCACCTGAAGGTGGGAACTCAATAGTAAGATCACCTGCAGTAGCACTAACAGTACCACCAAAATCAATTACAGCAATAGCTTTATTTGATTGACCAGCGTTATAAATAATACATCCATCTGCTGATACAGTTACATTGGCAAATACTTCATCTGCAAAATCTACAATAGCTGTAGAGCCTGATAAACTAATTGTTGCAGAGTCTAATACTTGACCACCTGCACTATAGTTTGTTCCTGATGCTTCGTCAGAATTACCTGTAACATCTGAATAGTTAGTTGTAGAAGCATTATATGTTCCCGAAGGAGTTGCTTTAATTAGTGCAAGTTTAATACTGTCGGTATCTAAGTCATGGATACCACCAAGTAACTCTTGTTTAAAACTGTTGCACATTGCAGTTGTAATAGCCATGATTTGGTTCCTTTATATACAAGTATAGATGGGCCACAAATAAGCAGCCCACCCAGTATTTTAATTATGCAAGTGCGTCACGATCTACTTCATTAGCAGCAGTGTCACCTTGTGAACTTACGTCCATCATTACCGCATAAACACGAAGTTTACCTGCAGTAAACGAAGCACCTGTTCCACCAAAGATTACGTCAATGGTATCATCAGACGCAGATACAGTGTCTCCAGTAATAGAAACACTTGGAGCATAAGCACCATCAGCAGCACCGTCGATGTCAAATGATGCAACAAACTCGTCAACATCACCACCTACAAAACCTACAGTTACTGTAGCATCTGTACCTGTGTTCATAGTTGCTGATTCAACAACTTCAAGACCACAAGCCATAACTTTGTGACCAGCAGGAATAGTGATAGCTTGAACTGAATCCGCAGAAGACGGATCAATAGTTGTAGCTACGATGTCAAGAGTATTCTCGACCATGTAAGGGTTACGACCACGCTGAGAGTTACCAGACGCTGCCTTTAGAAGTGAAGTAATGTTAGCCATGTTTCAATCCTCCCTTATGCCAAGTGATACTTAGCGTTCACAAGAGCTTCTGGACGAAGGATCTTGCGACCGTATAGATGCATACCACGAACAATGTCAGCGAATGAATCTGGATCACGATATGTTTCAGTTTTGTTGATCTGCTCTGCAGTTGCAACGGCTGAATCGTGTCCTGCAACAATCATACCATAGTTAGTAGATGAGTTTGTTCCTGTGAAAGAAGGACCAGTACCTACTGATGGCAGATTGTTTGAAGTGTATACACGGAAACCATGAATGTTTGTTCCGATTTGACCATTCTGCAATCCAGAACCACCAAAGTCAGCGTTAAACAAACGTGAGTCTTCGTCTTTCAATAACTCCATAAATACAGGGTCTACTACCAACCAACGGCCTTGAGTATCCACATTTTGTTGATCCAACAAACGTGACATACGTGCAATAACTGTCAATGGGAAAGTATCACCAACGGCAGGAGTTGAGT